TTACGGGCGCGGATGCGTGCTGCGTTCGATGTGCTGGCGACGGCTGATCTGGTGGTCGCGCCACAACAGGCCAGCGGCCCAGCGCAGGGCGGTGAGGTGACTTGCACCGGCCCGGCGGCGCATTGCGGCCAGGCGGAGGAGGGCGGAAATCGTGGTCATGGGTCAGCTCACATCTGCTGGTTCGAGACTGGCGCTGTCATGCAACGCACCCACCTGCAGGGCCTCAGTTCGAAGTGCTGGAGGAACAGGGGGCACATCGCTCGGCTGGCTCAGCGCGGCCAGCACCACGCCATTGATCGCGCGGCGGACATGGACGGCATGACCGCGGCCGAGGTGATGCGCAAGCGCCATCAGTCCGGCTTCGAGTGCTTCAAGAGTGATTGGCCCGGCGGGCGAGAGGAAAGCCTGTGCAGGCTCTGCCAGTGTGGCCGGCACCACGGAATGAGCCCGGCCGCTCTCTGTCTCTGCATCGCACTGATCTGCAAGTGCGCGGGCTTGGGTGGCCCATTCTTGGGCTTGGGTGGCGGCGTGGCGCAGGCCGCACGCGGCGGCGGGCCAGCGTTTTGAGTCGATGGCGCTCTTGGCGAGGGCGCAGCGACGGCTGTGTTCTTCGGGGGCCGCTTGCAGCAGGGCTGCGGTGTCTGTAGCTTGCATATGCCTCATGGTTTAGTCATTAATGGCTAGCCATTTTGGACTAAATGCAGAAGTTGTCAAGCCATAAACGGCTTTTTGGGGCGCGGTGAAGTCTGGCGCGAAGTTGGGTAGCTCTGCGGTAGGTCTAGTTGAAGGTCTGCACTTTGGCTATCACGGTGCCCAGGATTGCGTCATCCTTGGTGAGTGGGGTCACTCGGTTTGGCCAACTAGGGTTCAGCTGCAGTAAAAGCCATTGCCCCCCGTCCTCAATGAGCTGCCGAAGAGTGGCCTCTTCGCAATCGCCTATGCGCACAACAACAATTGATTTGTGTGCTGGTTGAACCTTTTGATCAACAAAAATGCGATCACCCTCTCGAAATGAGATTGGGCCAGCCGGGTCAAACATCCCGAGTCCTCTGACATCAAGGGCATAGGTGTGGTCACTATGAAGGGTTGGGCATACGACCCATTCAGCTGTTTCGGGCGCATCGCCCACCACCACAAGTTTCCAATTGAACAGGGGAACTAATCCCTGAGCGCGCCGCGTAGCCTCAGTTGCGAATTTGTCAATTGCTCCAGTAATTGCCTTCAGATCGCGCATGCGCGGACTCATGTGTTTTTCTGCGAACACTTCGTGCTCAAGGTAGAGATCGCCTACATCGACCCCGAACTCTTCTGCAATTCGGTTGAGCGCCGCGGCTGATGGGTTCACTTCTCCTCGCAAGATGCGGCCAATTGAGCTTTGAGACATCCCAGTCTTTTGGGCGACTTGCGTCTGGCTGCGAAGGCTGTGGTTTTCCTTCATCAAGAAATTAAGGTTTTTGCCCAAGTTTGGGTCAGTGGGAATCTTTGATTTAGCCATCTTTGGATAGTGCCATTGTTGTCTAGCCATGTGTGGTTGATTTATAAGCCATAAATGGCTATCATGCTGGCATTCTTGGAGATGCCGATGAGCAATGTCGAATCAATCCTTGTTGCCGTCCGCCGGCAGCTGGGCGAAACGAAGGGGAGGTGGACTAGCGTCGCCGAGCAGAGTGGGGTTCCCTATCACACCCTCACCAAGATCGCACAGGGGAGGGTGGATCCTCGGGTGAGCACGGTTCAGCGGTTGGTGGATCACTTTGCTATTTCGGATGCAGTCACAAGTGCTGGTTCATCCGAAGAGGCCGCCCATGGCTGACCCTACTCAATTGCCCCATGTGCCGAGAGCACCAGGCCGCTGCCGGTTTTGTGTTGCATCCAGCTGCACTCGGCTTGCCTTGCACGCGATGCGCAACTCCCCGGCCACCCAGGCCAGCTGTAGGCGCGAGGTGGTCATGGTCTGCACTCGCTGGCCAGTGACTGGGTCGGTGTTCGCCGACACCGACGTGCGCAAGCTCTCGTGGAATAGCTGGCCGATGGTCGGGGCGAAAAAGGGAGTGCGTGATGTGTTCATGGACTCCATTGTTTTTTTTCGGCCGTTCGCTGTCATTCCTCGGCGTTCCCAATTTTTGGGAACTGCCGTGAACGCTGCATTTTCAGGAGTGAGCCATGGGTGAATTCGAAAGCCTCAACCAGGCGCTCATTGAGTGCGTGAAGGTCGCAGGGGGCAGCAAGGTCGTGGGTCACAAGCTGTGGCCCGAGAAGGCCGTGGATGCGGCCCAGCGCCATTTGCTGGCCTGTCTGAATGAGGACAAGCCTGAACGCTTATCCCCAGAGCACTTGCTGATGGTGATGCGTCTTGCGCGGGAGAGAGGGTGCACGGTTGGCATCGACTACATGTTGCGTGAGCTCAGTTGCTCTCCCTCCCAAATGATCGAGCCACGCGACGAGGTTGTGGAACTGCAACGCCAGTTCATTGAGGCCGTGCGCGCTCAGGCGAAGCTGGCGGAACGCATTGAGCGTGCGGCCGGGCGCGTGAATATGAGGGCCGTGGCATGACAACGCCGCCTACCTGGCAAGAGCTCCGCGATGCCGGTGTCGTTGTGTTTGACGAGCCGGAATACGGCTTGGCCATCTATCCCACAACCATTGGCATGGTGTACATCGCCATCAGGACCACGACCGGCGACTTGCACCGTGTGGGGGTCAGCGCCGGCAACGTTGGGGGAGTTGCGAACTTCCTGGCGGCGGCTGAGGCACGGGCAATCGCCGCCCGAGAGGTGCTTCATGAGCAGGAGTCTGCAATTGCAGCACACCACCTGATTCAGCGAGCGAAAGGTCCAGCGTGAACCCGCAATTCCAACCTGTCACTCCGCTTGTGCTTGCTGCGGGTATTGATCCCCTCGCCTGCAGGGCCGTCGCGCTCGCTTTGGCTGACCTGCAGGACCAATGTGGCGTCAGCTTTGCCGCCTCTATGCAGCAACTCGCCGGCGTGGTGGGCCTCTCCAAGGTTCAAACGCGCAAGCATGTCCACACCCTCATTTCTATGGGGGTGCTCAAGGTGACTGCGAATGCCCATGGTGGCGCACCCAGCTTGGTGCCGCACTACTGCTTTGACGTTCTGCGCCTGCGCGCGCTCGCACAACAGGTAGGAAAGACTCCCGATCTTTTCAACTCCGCACCTGCGCCGCGCATGCGCTTCTTCGCGGCAGATGGAGAAGACGCCGAGTTCGCCCGCCTGAGGATGGCCATTGAACTTCATGGCCGGGCCGGTAACCGTTCCATTCGGTTTTTTCGGGAGAGTGCCCAGGGCGATATCGGCTATGGGCGTGCGCCTCTCCAAGCTCTGATGCTGCCTCCATTTGCCAAAGGGGCGTGGACAGGGTGGCTCAACCCCCAGGCGGGAGCACCCGACTGGGCGCACAGCGTCTACACGTTCCCCGAGACCGTAGAAAAGCTGCAGCAATGGGGGCAAGACATGGCGCTTGGGCGCCCTGAAGGTGGGGCGGAAGCCCACCAGCAGTCAATCGACAACAAGGAAATTTGAATGGCCACTGATGCACGAATCTCGACTGGCTTGCCCGGTCATCCGAAGGCCAAGAAATTGATGCGTCGCCTGGGGCAGGCGGCCGGCTGGAACTTGGTTTGCCTGATTCTTTGGACGGCAGCGAATCGCAGCGATGGTGATCTGTCGGGGATGTCCAATGAGGATATCGAACTGGCTGCAGAGTGGGAGGGCGAAGAGGGCCGCTTTGTGGAAACCCTTGCTTCCGTGCGCTTCCTTGACGGGGTAGAGGGTGACTACGCTTTGCACGATTGGCATGAGCACAACCCTTGGGCTGCAGGATCTGAAGCGCGCAGCGCAAAAGCGCGTTGGAACGCAGCCAAACGTCATCATGGTGTTGCCGAAGCTGATCGCCTTGTGCCGGAATACGCTGCAATAAGAAATGCTGGCAGCAGTGCTACTAGCAATGCTGCAGAGGATGCTACTAGCAAGCTACCAGCACAAGAGCAGCATACGGGCAGCAATGCTCCGTCTCCGTCTCCGTCTCCGTCTCCGTCTCCGTCTCCGTCTCCTACGGTAATTCAAGAAGCTAAAGCTTCTTTGTCGGCTTCTTCGCAGCCGCCGGATGCAGAAGAGCCTGACGATGGTGTGCCCCCATGCCCATTCGAAAGTCTGATCGACAGCTATGAGGCTGCTCTGCCTGCGATGCCCACTGTTCGGCGTTCGCTATTCGTGAATGGCGCCAATGGCAAGGCCATGCGTGCCCGGTGGCGTTGGGTGATGACCGCCAAGCACGAGCGTGGCGAGCGCACAGGCGAACGTTTGGCGAGCACAGCCGAGGAGGGCAAGGCATGGTTCATGCGGTACTTTGCGTACGTTGCGGACAGCGATTTCCTGTCGGGGCGTAACGGCAAGTTCCCGGCGTGTGACCTCAGTTGGCTGGTGAACGCAGGGAACTTCGAAAAGGTCTTGTCCGGCAAGTACCACGGCGAGCAGAGGGAGACTGCTCATGCGTGAATCCCCGCGCTTGGCCGTGCCGTTCAGCATCGAGGCGGAGTCTGCGCTGCTGGGCGGACTGATCCAGAACCCCGAGGGCCTGACTCGTGTGGCCAGCATTGACCCTGCCGCCTTCTACGACCCGTTTCACGCCGACGTTTACCGTGCAATCCAGCGGCTGTGCAGCAAGGGCCACCCGGTTGAGCCAGTGGCCGTGCACGTCGAACTGCGTGCGCATGGTGTGGAAGCCGATTTGGAGGCTATCGCGGGCCTCGCATCGTTCGCGCCAGGCCCCGCAGGAATGCGGATGTACGCAGGAACTGTGGCCGACTGCCATCGTCTGCGTCAGCTCATGAGCGCTGGCCGGGAAATTGCCGACTTGGCCATGACCCCAGGCTACAACTCTGCCGAGCAGATCGACAAGGCCAACATGCTGATGGCCAAGCTGGTGGCGGTGAAGTCCAACCGCGAGCCACAGGACATCAACGAATCCCTGACCAACTACCTGGCTCTGCTGCAGGACCTGAGTGACGGCAAGAACCCGGCCATGGCCACGGGCATTGGGGGATTGGATGAGATCCTGAACGGCGGGCTCCGAGGCGGTGAAGTGCTGGTCATTGGGGCACGTCCCAAGCACGGAAAAACAGCCCTGGCGCTGGCAATCGCACGCTTCATGGCCAGGCGTAACAAGGTGCTCTATCTGTCCCAGGAAATGCCCGTGTCGCAGCTGATGCACCGGCACACGGCCGCAGCTGGAGGCATGGACCTCAGCCGAATCCTGAAGGCAGATCCGGCTGACAGTTCGATGTGGACTGCTGTTACCGATGCGGCCCGTGCTCTTGGGGCGCTGTCCCTGTACCACGATGACCAGTGCGCGCTGTCGCTGATCGACATCCGCCGCAAGGTGCTGCAGGTTCGCCGCCGGGCCAGTGGCCTGGATGTGCTGGTGGTGGACTTTCTGCAGCTCATGGCGGGAGCAGGGGAGGAGAGCCGCAACCGCGAGCTGGACGTGATCGTCAACGGCATCAAGGCCATGGCCCTGGATCTGGGCATGGCCGTCATCGTGCTGAGCCAGATGAGCCGCGAAGCTGACAAGCACTACGGCCGGCCGCTCATGACCCACCTGCGGGACTCTGGTGCCATTGAAGCGGCAGCCGACCAGATCGCGTTGCTGTTTACAGACTGGGCTCACCCCATGAGCAAACGGCTGCCTGCCTTCGAAGGCTATTCAGAGTTGGAGATCGTTGCGCATCGCAACGGTCCTCAAGGCGTGGTACCGCTGAATTTCGTTGGGCGGTACCAGCAGATCGGCGATTGGATGGGCGACACACCAAAGCGCCTCGTCGAGCCCGACAAGCAGACGATGCGCCGTGCACCCGTCGGATTTTGAAACCTGGACATGGAGGAACACCCGTAATGAGCACAACGATCACTGAAGAGAAGCGCCCAACCGGTCAGATCATCTGGGAGACCGTCGTGGGTTTGTCGAACGAAGACCGTGTGATTACCCGCCAGGTGCTCCGTGATGTCACCGGTTTGCCGCTCAGCATCATTGATGACCATGTTGAGCGCCTGGTGACGTACGGGAAAGTCGTCAAAGCAGGCAAGGGCATGATCCAAGTTGTTCCTCTGTACCCCTCGGAGCGCCCCCAGAGCATCACCGTGTTGCCAAGTGGCTTGGTCAAGTTTGAAATTGGTGACCAATACATTGAGCTCACACCGCCCGAGGCCCGCCGCCATGGGCTGCTGTTCGCAGGATTTGCCCGCCAGTTGGACGAAATCAACGATAGCAACAAAGCGCTGATTCGCACCGGTGAGCTGACCAATTGGGTTGGACAGCTTCAGCAGGAGATGCAGGGAATCAAGCGTGACCTTGGGGTGGCGTGATCATGAGGCGCATGACCGTTTGGACAGAAGAAGCTGTTTCCTTGCTGGGGAAGATCAGCGACAGCGCGCTCGCAAGGCAGTTTGATATGGCCAGGAATGCGGTTCGCAAGAAGCGAAAAAGCCTGGGGATTCCTCTCTCAGGCGGTTCCTTGCCGCCCGTAGAACTACTCGGTACGGCTCCTGATCCCGTCATAGCCTCGCAATTTGGGATCTCTTCAGCAAGGGTGTTTCAGCTGCGCAAGCGAAATGGAATCCCAAAATTTACTCGCCCGCCGCTGCCTGAGGAGCTGTTGGAGTTGTTGGGCAAGGTGTCCGATCAAGAGCTTGCGGAGCGTTTTGGGCTTCTGAAAAGCACGGTTCAAATCGCTCGGCGCGGAAGAGGTATTGCGGCGGTCAGTGGGAGACAGGGATTCAAGCGTCGCCAACCAAAAGGCGGCTGGACCGCCGAGCAGTTCGCGTTGCTCGGTACCGATAAAGATGCAGTGGTGGCCAGGATCTTGGGCCTGCCAGTCGAGAAGGTTACGGCAAAACGCCGATCTTTGAGAATTCTCGCGTACCGGTTGCCTCGGGTATGCCCCGCTGAATGGTTGAGCTTGCTTGGTCGCATGTCTGACCAGGAGATCACTAGAGCTTTCGGGGTCCCCGCCTATCAAGTTGCCAAAAAGCGCAGGGAGCTTGGAATTCCACGATGGCAACCACTGCGTTTTAAGCCGACAGAGTCAGAGGCCGCGTTGATTGGTCGTGTGCCTGATGTCGCCTTGGCGGAAAAGCTGAACATATCGCGAAGTACCGCCAGAAACATCAGGCTGGAGCTCGGTCTACCCAGAGCTCGGCTCAGCCACAACTGGACTGATCAGGAGGTCCAGTTACTCGGCACGATGTCTGATGCGGAGGTCGCACGGCGCCTTGGATTGAGCAAGGCTGTTGTCCGCTTAGAGCGGCTTGGCAGACGTATCCCGGGGGTAGATCCTGCCAAATGGGGGAAGAGCTGGAGCAGCCTTACCAAAAAGGCTGGTCTTTAAGAAGTGCCCAGGCAGCAAGGACCAAGGAAGCAGCCGCAAGCCAGAGGCTGGCCCGCATGTGGCTTCGAGCTATGCGCGCATCTTCTCGTGCTGTGCGGGCATCCTCAATAGCTGCAGCAGTCCTTTGCCTCTCCGCTTCCAGCGCTGCCTCGGATGCTTCGGCGCTGCGGCGTGCGTATTCCACCTTGTCGTCCTCTCGCGCTTGCTGAGCCGAGAACTGCCTCACCATGCGCTGAGTGCTTTCCATCGATAACTGCTGCAGAGTTTCTGCCTCCCGCGCTGCCTGCTTCCTGTCGAGCTCGGCGAAATCGATTCCGCCAACTGCCTTGTAGTTCATGGCGGCTTCATCGGTGAGTCTCCCTAGCCCCTTTCTCGCACGCTCCAACTCTTCCTCTGCGTAAGAGCGCGGTTCCGGGTGTGCAAGGGTTGGCTGCTTGGGAAGTTTGCTAAGGTCCATTGGTGCCTGCTCCATGTACGTGGGGTGATTTTGCCCCCCCATCTGGTTTCCGGTTTCCAGCCACCAGGGGAATCATTCCCCGTAAATGGACACCGGAAACCCCAAGACTCCCAAACCAGCACCTGACGCAAAGAAGGGCGGCACTGCTGCGCCTGCCAAGGTCATAGATTGGGTGGGGGTGGAACAGGCCTACTGCAGCACCCGCCAGTCCACGCGGGAGATTGGCAAGGCCTTCGGTATCTCGCACACCATGGTGGTCAAGCACTGTGGTGGCAAAGGCCTGGAGAGACCGCCCAAGGAAGAAAAGGCTCTGGCCATCCCGCAGCCGCGAGCTCGGAAGGTTGCCCCAGAGCTGGCCCCAGCTGCACCTGTCGTCTCGCCCGGACTTGAGCCTCGCCAGCAGCGCTTCGTCGATGAGTACCTGGTTGACCTGAACGGAACGCAGGCAGCCATTCGCGCCGGATACAGCGCCAAGACGGCGGCCGAGCAGTCCTACGACCTCCTCAGAAGACCTCACATTGCCGCTGCCATCGCCGCGGCGCGTGCGGCACAGCAGGAACGCACCGGGATCAACGCTGATGCACTGCTGCTGCAGGCCTGGCAGATTGCCACCGCCGACCCCCGCGAACTGGTCGAAACCCGCGTGGGCTGCTGTCGCCACTGCTGGGGCGAGAACTTCAAGCGCCAGCGCACGGTGGGCCAGCGCAATGCCGACTTCGAGAAGTGGCGCAAGGATGGCAAGCCCGCCGACGAGTTCGACGAGGAGGGCGGTATCGGCTTCAACCCGCACCGCCCCCCACACCCAGACTGCACCGAGTGCTGCGGCGACGGGGTGTCGCGTGACGTGGTTAAGGACACACGCTATCTGAGCCCGGCCGCTGCCCAGCTGTATGCGGGGGTGAAGCGCACCAAGGACGGTATGCAGGTGCTGATGCACGATAAGGCCATCTTTGCCGAGAAGCTGTTCAAGCACCTGGGCCTGTACGAGAAGGACAACGGCCAGAAGAACGACCCGCTGGCGCTGCGCAACCTGACCGATGCGGAGCGGGCAGTGCGCATGTCGGCGGTCCTGCAGGCGAATCCCGGGCTGGCTGCGCTCTTCGGCCAGATGATCGCCGGAGGCGGCCAGCAATGAAGCTGCCCCTGCCCACCACCGAACAAATCCTGGCGGCCTTCAAGGGCATGGACCCAGAGATGCGCGCGGCGGTGGACTCCTTCCTGATGCTCGCAGACCCCGCAATCTGGGTGCCTCAGGCCGGGCCCCAGTCGGCGGCCTACCACTCCAAGGCCGACATCATCTTCTACGGTGGGTCTGCTGGCGGTGGGAAGACCGAGCTGCTGCTGGGCCTGAGCCTGACCGAGCAGGAGCACAGCATCATCTTCCGGCGTGAGGCCGTGCAGCTCATCGGTATTGAAGAGCGCATGACCAAGATCCTTGGCTCACGCGCGGGATACAACTCCCAGGACGGTATCTGGCGCCTGCCTGATGGCCGCGTGCTGGAGCTGGGCAGTGTGAAAGAGCCCGGCGACTGGGTGAAGTATCAAGGGCGCCCGCACGATGCCAAGCTGTTCGATGAAATCTGCCACTTCACGGAGATGCAGTTCCGCACCCTGATTGGCTGGCTGCGCACGGACAACCCCAACATCCGCCAGCGCGTTGTCGCAGCTGGTAACCCACCGACCACAGCAGAGGGCGAATGGGTCAAGCGATTTTGGGCCGCCTGGCTGGACCCGCAGCACCCGAACCCGGCCAAGCCAGGCGAACTGCGCTGGTACGTCACGAACGAGAAGGGCGAAGACCAAGAGGTGCCCGACGGCACGCCGGTCATGGTGGGCGGTGAGCTGATGACGCCCAAGAGTCGCACGTTCATCCCCTCCAGCGTGGACGACAACCTGTTCTACAGCACCACCGGCTACAAGGCCACCCTGCAGGCGCTGCCCGAACCTCTGCGCAGCCAGATGCTGCGGGGCGACTTCAATGCGGGTGTGAGCGACCCGGTGTGGCAGCTCATCCCCACTGAGTGGGTGAAAGCCGCCCAGGCGCGCTGGAAGGACCGGGACTCCAAAGGCCTCATGACCGCCATCGGCTTCGACCCTTCGCGTGGTGGTCAGGACAAGTCGTCTGCCGCTCGCCGCCACGGTCAGTGGTTCGACAAGATCGTGACAGCACCTGGCGTGGTGACCAAGGACGGCCCCACCGCTGCAGGCTTCATCGCCCCGTTGATCCGCGACGGCGCGGTGGTGTGCATCGACAGCATCGGTATTGGTTCCAGCGCCTTGGACTTCATCAAGGGCCTGGGCCTGCATGTCCACCCGGTGGTGGGCTCCGAGGGCAGCACCTTGATGGACAAGTCCGGCCAGATGAAATTCCGCAACAAGCGCGCGGAGATGTACTGGCTGCTACGCGAGGCGCTGGACCCCACCAACCCTGATCCCATCGCGCTTCCGCCTGACCAGGAACTGCTGGGCGACCTCACAGCCCCTCGCTACAAGGTCGTGACGATGGGCAAGGGCGCAGCCATCCAGATCAGCAGTAAGGACGACATCCGCCTGGTGCTGGGCCGCAGCCCGGACAAGGGCGACTCCGTGGCCATGACCTTCGCGGCCGACATTCCCAAACCCGAGCCCAAGCCCCGGGCCAAGAGCTTGCGCGACCGTCTCGCCGTCTCTGGCTCCGACCACTGGGATCAAGCGACTGCATGACCATGATCAGCACTTACCCCACCAGCATTGCAGACAACGCCGCCAGCGAGAACTGGGCTCGCTACCTCTACGGCAAGGACCGTGGCCACACTGATTACCTGCTGCACGCGGCGCGATGCGAGGACATGTACCTCGGCGGCGGACGTCAGCTCACGCCAGAGCAGCGCGCTGCGCTGATCATGGCTCGCCGACCTGGCTACGAGTTCAACCAGATCATGCCCAGCGTGAACAGCGCCATCGGCTACCAGATTCACAACCGCATGGACATCGCGTTCAAGCCACGCGGCGGGGACTCTGACCTCTTCAAGGCCACGATCCTGTCCAAGGCTGTGATGCAGGTTGCCGACCTCTGCGCGTTGCACTGGCACGAAACCCAGATGTTCAGTGACGGGCTGATCCAGCAGCGCGGCTACTACGACGTGCGCATGTCCTTCGACGAGAACATCAAGGGCGAGATCGTGGTGAGCACGCTGGACCCGCTGGATGTGATTCCAGACCCCGACGCCAAGAGCTACGACCCCGACAAATGGGGCGACGTGATCATCACCCGCTGGCTCACCCTGGACGAGATCGAGCAGATCTACGGCAAGGAGGCCAGGAAGCGCGCGGAGCTGAGCAACGACGCAGGCCACGACTTCGGCGACCTCGAAGATGGGGTCGAGCGCAACAAGTTCGCCACTCGCAAAGATTGGGGCTACACCGATGCGTGCGTCAACAAGGAAGATGGCCTGGAGCGCTACCGCATCATCGACCGCCAGCGGTTCGTCTACGAGTTGACGCCCTGCCTGGTGTGGCCCGGTACAGGCGATGTGCAGGTGGAAGCCACCATGGCTGCCGACTCCGTGGCCGACGCGCTGGCCAACGGTGCCGTGCGGACCAAACGCATGCGCCGCCGGGTGAAGTGGGTAGTGACCACATTCACCGCCACGCTCCACGACCAATACAGCCCCTACGAGAGCTTCACCGTGGTGCCGTACTTCGCCTACTTCCGCCGTGGCAAGACGGTCGGGATGGTGGACAACGCCATTGGGCCGCAAGAGGTGCTGAACAAGGCGGTGTCCCAAGTGGTGCACATCGTCAACTCCAGTGCGAACAGCGGCTGGGTGGTAGAGGAGAACTCCGTCACCAACATGACGATGAAGGAGTTGGAGACGCGCGGGGCGCAGAACGGACTGGTGATCGAGTACAAGAAGGGCGCCAAGCCACCTCAGAAGATCCAGCCCAACCAGGTTCCCACCGGGGTCACGCACCTCATCGACCGCGCGGACAAGGCTCTCAAGGATGTGACGGTGCCCGAGGCCATGCGCGGCGTTCAGGGCCCGGAGACCTCCGGCATTGCAATTCAGGCCAAGCAGTTCGCCAGCCAGCAGCAGTTGTCAGTGCCCTTGGACAACCTGGCCTACACGCGCCAGCTACTGGCCAAGCGCATTCTGAAGCTGATGCAGCGGTACTACGACACGCACCGCATCTTCCGCATCACCGAGACGGACCCGATGACGGGCAAGCCGAAGGAAGAGCTCCTGGAGATCAACAAGTTTGACCCGGCCACGGGCGGCTACATCAACGACGTGACCATCGGCACCTATGACGTGGTGATCACCGAGCAGCCGATGCAGGTCACCTTCCAGAACTCGCAATTCCAGCAGGCGCTGGAGATGCGCAAGGCTGGCGTGCGTATCAACGACGCGACCATGGTGCGGTACTCCAACCTGTCGGACAAGCAGGAAATCCTGGAGTCTCTGCCTAGTGACCAGCCACCCGCTGACCCCACGGTGGAAGCCCGTGTGCGACTGCTGGATGCACAAACCCGCAAGGCCGATGTGCAGGCGACCGACGTGCAGGTGAAGAGCCAGTACAGCGCTATCCAGACGGCCCAGGTCATCGCGCAAACACCCGCCACTGCTGCGCTGGCTGACGGACTGCTCAAGTCGGCGGGCGCGGTGGATCACGACAAGGGCCCCATCGTTCCCCAAGCACCTGCCGGGCTGCCCACGGTGGACCTGCCTCACAACACCGACCCCATGAACCCCGCCAGCCCCGCCGTGGGCGCGAGCGAAGGAATCGAAACCCTGGCCGCTGATGGCCTGCAACCTTGAAGGAGAACCACGAGATGACGACGCAAGACCAAAGCCAAGCGCCAGGGGCTACCGGCGCCAGCAACGACGATGAAGTGCTGGACCTGGGCAACGATGATCTGCCCGGCTCTGGTACGACTGAAGCTGCAGCACCCGCTTCAGCTCCTGCTGCGACCACGTCAGCGCCAGTTGCTGCCACCGATGCCGGATCTGGGGAGGGTACTGGCTCAACGCAGAACGTCCCCTATGCCCGCTTTCGCGAAGTGAATGAAAGCCGACGGATGCTGGAAGAGCAGTTGGCGGCCATGCAGGAAGAGGTCCAGGCGCTCAAGGCAGGCCGGCAGTCGGGCTCTGCTCCAGCAGCAGCTCCTACTCCGGCCCATGCAGCCTTCGACGTGGATGCCGCTGAGGAGCAGTACGCCCAGGCCCTGTTGGACGGAGACACCAAGGCTGCCACCGCGATTCGGCGTGAGATCAACGAGCACATCGAGAACTCTGCTCTGCAGCGGTTCGAGCAGACATCTCGCCAGCAAGAGTCCGCAACCAAGGCCCAGGATGTGGTGAGCCGTGCGCTTCAGGAATACCCGTGGCTGGACCAGGAAGAGGGCGCAGCCGCTTTGGAGATGATCGAGGCCATGGTGTTGGCCAAGACATCCGCAGGCATCCCACGCCATCTCGCATTGGCGAACGCCATTGCTACTGTTGCTCCCCGCTTTGCCCCTGATTCCCCCCCCGTAGGGTTAGGTAATCGCAATCCGCCAGTTGACACTCGCTTGGAGCGCGCGGACAAGCGCGGTGCTGCAGATTCCATGTTGCAACCCGCTGCGGTGCAGGCTGGCATGGGCAACCGTGCTACCGCGCCGAAGATCGATGGCTCCACGAAGCTGACCGACGACCAGATTTCCAGTCTGTCGCAAGCCGAGATGGATAAGGCACTCGGCCTCGCATAGCGGCTCAAGGCTGGCAAGGAATCACCAACCTTGCCAGCGTCACATATGGGTGCAGCCGTGGACCGGCGTTAAAAGGTCTGGCGCCTTGACCGCCACAACAGTCATGTTTTCCGCAAGTGGGCGGCGTCATGTCCCGAGAAGTAACCCTACTTATTGGAGATAGCTATGTCATTCACTGCATTCGGCGAATTGACGCCGGTTCAGAAAGTCAATTGGTCCCGCGTCGTCTGGAAGGCTGCGCGCGACCAGATGTTTCTCAAGAACTTCATGAGCGATACGGGCAACAGTGTCGTTCACCGCATCACTGAACTCACGGCGACTGAGAAGGGCACCCAGTGCCTGTTCCAGCTAGTTGCTGACCTGGTTGGTGACGGCGTTCGCGGAGACGATGAGCGCGAGGGCATGGAAGAGGCAATGGCCTCCCATAGCCAGATCATCCAGATCGACCAGATCAGCCACGGCGTGAAGAACAAGGGCCGGATGGACGACCAGAAGAACGTCATCAACTTCCGATACCAGGGCAAGGACAAGCTCTCCTACTGGCTGGCCAACCGTACTGACCAACTGGCGTTTCTCACCATGTCTGGCATCAGCTACGCCTTCGAGAACAACGGTGCGCCGCGCGTTGGCTCGGTGTTCCCAGGCCTGACATTCGCTGCAGACGTGACCGCGCCTTCGGCCAAGCGCTCGCTGATGTGGGATGGAGCGAGCCTGCAGGTGTCCAACACTGGCAGCATCACGACCGCCTACGTCCCCAAGTACGCCATGATCGTGGACGCCATCGCCTACGCGAAGGAACACCGCATCAAGCCGCTGATGTCTGGCGGCAAGCCGTACTACGTGATGTTCGTGGCTCCCGGCACGTTGGCGGCCCTGAAGAAAGACCCCGACTACCAGCGCGCGGTGGTGGCTGTGGCTACCAAGGCAGGCACCGACTCGCCCTGGTTCACCGGCGCGACCGTGACCGTGGACGGTGCTGTGCTGCATGAGCACACGCTGGTCTACAACACCAAGGGCGCTGCATCGGGCTCGAAGTGGGGTGCCGGTGGTCTGGTGAACGGTACTCGCACGCTGCTGTGCGGCGCCCAGTCCCTGGGCTTTGCTGATATCGGTGACGGAAATTGGGTCGAGAAGCTGTTTCAGTACGACAGCCAGGTGGGTCTGAACATCGACCGGATGATCGGCTTCTTGAAGCCTGTCTTCCCCTCGATCTACGACGGCTCCGATGAAGACTTCGGCCTGCTGACCATCGACCACTACCTGCAGTAATGCGCCCCCGGGGACGGGGCCTGCGGGCTCCGTCCTTCCATCTTCCCCTGATGTTGAAGGAACCTCATCATGACCATCACCAAGAAATCCGACCGCCAGGAAGTCATTGCGGCCACAGCCGACTTCACCTTTTCCGATGTCACCAGCGGCGCCTATGCCGCAGCGGTCGATGTGCCTGCGGGTGCCATTGTTGTGGGTGGCCACCTAGCTATCACCACCATCTTCAACTCTGCCACTGACGACAAGTTCTCCATTGGCGACAAGGTGGGCGCTGCGGCTGCAGCAAACACGACCTATGCCGCCCAGTCGGCCGACATCACAGCGCCTGGGGCCGTAGCCATCGTGCCCACCGGCAAAAAGTACACAGCCGCGGCAACTGTGGGGGTTGTCTGGACTGGCACCGGCGCAGTTCCTACGGCAGGTGCTGGCCGCCTGACCGTCCTCTACATCGTGGACGGCCGCGCAACGTTCAGCCAGGGCTGATCCATCGTTTCTTCGTGGTTGGGGCCCTGGTGCCCCTTTGCCCGGCGGAGTCACACCCGCCGGGCGCTTTTCAAGGACATCATCATGAAATTCCGCTCCCCATCTGACCAGCCCATCCACATCGCGCTGACCACCGGCCACACGGCCGTGGTCCCACCCGATGGCGTGGAGCTGAACCCCATGTTCCACAAAGAAGCCAGCGCTCGCGGCGCCGTGTGCTTCGATGAGAACGCCCCTGCAGTAGCCTTGACCATGACCCCAGACGTGCGCAAGGCTGCCATCTCCGCTGCGCTGAAGGGCATGCTGGACGGAGCAGCCGAAGGCGACTTCACAGCAGAGGGTAAGCCCAACCTGCTGCGCCTGAAGGCAGCTGTGGGCTTCACCGTCACCCGCGATGAAGCGGATGCCATCTTCACCGAGCTTACGGCCAAGGTGTAAGCCATGAAGGTAGAGGACTTCATCCAAGAGTTCAGAAGCACCGTCATGGACAACGAGGTGCCGTATTTCTGGACCTCGGAGAACATCGTCCGCTACCTGAATGAGGCGGTGCAGGAAGCATGCGAGCGCGCAAAGCTGATCGAGGATCGCAGCACGCCTAGTGTCTGCAGTCTCCTCATTGAGCCCGGTGTTTCGACCTACAACCTGCACCCCAGCGTTCTGGAAATCAAGCGCCTTACCCTGAATGGTCAAAAGCTGGAAGAAACGAGTGTTGATGAGTTGGATGAGGACTCCCCGGGTTGGGAGTTGCTGTCTGGCAAGCCGTCGCACTTCATCTTCGAGCAGGCATCTGGAGCGCAGCCGCCCCGCCTGCGCTTCGTGCGCTCGCCGGTGTCAGCTGGCTCAGTCGCATTGACCGTGTTTCGTGGTGCTCTCAAGCCGCTGAGTGCTGATGTGGACGCTGCCAAGCCCGAGGTCCATGAGCGCTTCCACGAGCGCCTGATGGACTGGGTGCTCCATCGTGCGTACCTCAAGCAGGACGCAGACACCTTCGATCCAAGCAAGGCGGCCCAGTCTCTTGCCCTGTTCGTACAGGCGTTTGGCGAACGTCCCGACGCGAACGTGCAGCGCAAACACCGCGACCGCAGACCCCCAGTCGTCGCAATCAATTGGTGAGGCTGCCCCCGCTGTATCGGTCGTCTCCCAGGTTTCATATAGGTCTAGCCATGCCCAAAACACTTGCTCAAATTGCCCGAGCCAATTCGCCCCATAAGCATTTCCGCAATGGTGGATATGTCCGTGGCCCAGGCACTGGGACCAGCGACTCCATCGATGCCAAGCTGTCGGCGGGCGAGTTTGTTCTGCCCGACGACACCGTGCGCAAGGTGGGCGTGCGGCGCCTGCAGGACCTGGTACACGAGACGCACGATCCCGTGCCCACGAAGGGCAAGCGCCACTATGCAAACGGCGGTCTGGTGGACGACAAGCCTAAGCGGCCCAACAGGTTCGATAACGATGCCTTCATCCAATCGATGGAGCAACAACGTGCGGCCGCTACGCAAGCCTCACAGGCTGCTGGACAGGCGGCCATGGCGGAGGCTGAAGCTGTCGCTCAGCAAGCTGCTGATGCCAAGCGTGGATCTACGTTGGAACCTGCCTCTGCTCCAGCTCTGACAGCAGGATCCTCTGGGTCACCCGAGAGCAAGCCTCTTTCGGAGCGTGTGGCTCAGATCCCATCAGATGGGCAAACGGCACCTGCGCCTGATGGCTCGCAGAGCAGCTGGATGAATACTGAGGCTGGACGCAATCTGTCGAATATTGCATCGGCGCTTCCCGGCTCGCTGGGCGGAGCCATTCCTGCAGTCATCAAGACAGGTGGTGCAATCAGCGGAGGCATCGACGCGGCGACGCGGCTCCTGGGCGCAGGTGCCGGCGCAGCTGCTGTCAGCGCGCTCCCCAGCTCTGCAGCGGAGCGGACTTCCGCGACCTCCACGGCCGGCGCTGGGCGGGGCATTGTGAATCCCCTGGCGGCGAACCCATTGGCGCCCCCTCCCGTACCGCCCCCGGCCGCAGTTACTGCGCCAAGCACGACCGACCCGGCTACCACCAGCAACGTGACCCGTGTGGGCAACAGCTACTCGGGCACCAACGTGGCTGGCGATATCACCATCAACGGTAACGCACCACGCTCTGGCGGCCAGATCAGTGCCCAGAATATGGCAGCTGCCGACAACCTGGCAACTTCGCAGAGCGCGGGCGCTCGGGAGCGGCTTCTGGCTGCGGGTACAACACCAACCCAAGGTGTTCAAGCGCCCGTGGTGCGTCACAGCGGCAACGACTGGCAGTCCCGCAACGATCTGCGAAATCTGGAAGTGTCCGCTTCCAGTATTAAAAATCTTCCAGAATGGCAGAGTGGTAGCAGCACTCAGGCCTGGAGTACACGCGGGTCTACGGCCAAAGGTGACCCTCTGGGAAAGATTGCCGCATACCAATCAGCGCTAGCGGCAGACATCCAGCGGCGCGGAGAGCAGCCAACGTTTGATATGGCTGCTGCGCGTGAGAACGCGTCCATCCAGCGTGAGAGCATGCAGCAAGCTGGTGAGACGCAGCGCACCGACATCCGGGCCCAGGGCGTGAATGACGCCAACCAGATCGCCCGTGGCCGCTTGTCTTTAGAGCAGGTTGCCGCCGGCTACCAGAATCGTGCCAGCGACCGTCTGGATAGAGCCCAGGTGGCTCTTGAGAACGCTGCGACACCCGAAGCCCAGCGCACCGCGCGTGAGCGTCTGCTTGCCTTGGCCGGCAAAGCACCGCAGAACGAATGGGGTCTGCAGGTCACTCCCACCACCAAGAACCTAGACGGAAGCACTACGCAGGGCAGTGTCTATCGGTACAACAAGACGACGGGGGAGACGGCGCGGGTGGATGAGGGGCAGGCAAAGGCGGCAGCGCAGTTCGAGATCGGAAAGACCTATGTCGATGGAAGCGGGCGCAGGGCGGTATACACCGCTCAAGGCTGGAAGCCGTCCTAA